TGAGACGGAAGTTGATTTCAAAGATGTAGACCAATTGATTACATATCTAAAAGCAATAAAATGTGATAGTGTGTTAATTACTGGACAGTCATCGATGATGGTTCAATATAGAAGAATACTAACTAACAAACTCAAGGAAGCAGAAATCAATCTTGATGAAAAAAACTTCTTAGAAATAGGATCTAGAATCAACAATCATGTAAATCCAGTGATGATAAACCTTGCATCTAATATCAACGTTCATGTTGACAAGTTAAAGAAAATAATTAGAATGAAAAATTCTACACCGGTGGTAGTTAAATGAAATCATGTAAAGTAATTGTCAAAGATGAAGTCAACGTCAAGTTAGAGGGCCTAGAACTAGGTGATCGTAAGACATTGATGAAGATGTTTGAGTATGAGAAGCCTGGCGCTCGGTATTTGCCAAGTGTCCGACTAGGTCGTTGGAATGGTAAGGTAAGTTATTTCAGTTTAGGTGGTACAACGTATGTTAATTTACTGCCCCAGATACTACCTCTATTAGATCAAGCTGGGTATGATATTGAGTTGGAAGATTTGCGTACATATAGCACAGTATTTAATTTCAAACAGATTGAGGAAGACACATTTAGTATGTATAACTGGCCTAAGGGCCATCCTAAAGCAGGTGAGCCTGTAACATTTCGTGACTATCAATTAACAGTAGTCAATGAGTTCTTAGCTAATCCACAATCAATACAAGAAGTTGCTACTGGTGCAGGTAAAACATTAATGACTGCCGCACTTAGTTACAGTATACAAGACTACGGGCGCAGTATTGTCATTGTTCCTAACAAAAGTCTAGTCGTTCAAACAGAAGCAGACTATATCAATTTGGGACTTGATGTTGGTGTATACTTTGGTGATAGAAAAGAATACGGCAAGACACATACTATTTGTACTTGGCAAAGTCTAGGTAACATGTTAAAGAATACTAAATCAGGCGAAGCAGAAGTATCCATCGGTGAATTCATTGAAGGTGTTGTTTGTGTCATGGTTGACGAAGTACACATGGCAAAAGCTGATGTATTAAAAGAATTATTGACTGGGGTAATGAGTCAGATTCCAATTCGCTGGGGTTTAACTGGTACTATCCCCAAAGCAATTTATGAAGCACAAGCATTGTATATCTCTCTTGGGAACGTTACGAATAAACTATCAGCAAGTGAATTGCAAGAGAAGGGTGTACTAGCGCAATGTCACGTTAAGATATTACAACTTAAAGATGACGTTGAGTTTAGCAATTACCAAAGTGAGTTAAAGCATTTATTAGAAAACAAATATAGACTAGATGCGATAGCACAGAGAATTATAGATATCAGTCAGACAGGTAATACACTTATCCTAGTTGACAGAGTTAATGCAGGCAAAGAATTAGTAAGTAGAATCCCTGAAAGCGTTTTTGTTTCGGGTGATACTGACATGATGGAAAGAAAGGAACAATATGATGAAGTTGCAACTGCTAGTAAAAAGATTATTGTGGCGACTTATGGTGTGGCCGCTGTGGGTATTAATATTCCTAGGATTTTTAATCTGGTTCTTTTGGAGCCCGGAAAAAGCTTTGTACGGGTTATACAATCTATTGGGCGAGGTATTAGAAAAGCTGAAGACAAGGACTTCGTCCAAATCTGGGACGTAACTAGTAACTGCAAATTTGCAAAGAGACACCTCACACAACGAAAAGTTTTCTATAAAGAAGCTAACTACCCTTTTGATGTAGAGAAACTAACCTATAAGTGATACAATACAAATATGAGAATTTTAACCCTTGACAATCAATTTTACAATCTGGAGACTCTCCCGGATGAAATTGATGACTTACGTTTTGCGATACTTGACAACAGTAATCCAAACAATGTAGACTATCATTATATACCATTAATCTTTTTAGAATCGTTTAACGCGCCTGCACTTGTGTTACGTGTCGGTGATACTACAATCAAAATGCCGGTAGATTGGCAAATACTGATCGGTGAAAAAGAACACGGTGATTTAGAAACACTGCCCCTGACTAGTATTAATGACAGGGGCTTTAGTGCGTTTGAGTTTAATCCACTGAGTAGTTTCAGACCTGACTTTTTGCAAATTGAGATTGTAGACATTTACCATGACGTAACTTGGTATGCACCTAGACTAAAGAACGGGCAGTTCTTGTGTGTACCTCTAGATGACAGCACTAAACCTAGATGCATTTACTTTGTTAAAGAGATTAGTAGAAATTGTGAGATTGTAGATTATCAACAGGCATTCTAATGGCAACCAAGAAACCGCAATTAGCTAAAGACGAAAAGTTTGAGAACATTGATGTTGATTTGTTCGATATTCTTGCCGCTATAGACAAGAAAGATTATGGCTATTACGATAGACTAACAGACGAACAGAAAAAGAAGATCGTGCCTTTCATGTTAACTCACTGGATGAGTGCTATTAAAGGTAGTGAAGGACTATCACGTTATTATGTGATGAGTACAAATGAGTATGCTAACAAATATTTGTTTGCTGAATTTGTGCAACGTCATCCTAAACTTCAATGGATGATGCTGTGTAGTGCTAGCCCAGGACTAGGCAAACAATTTCATCAGTGGATCCCTCACATCAGAGACAAAGTTATCAAATACAAAGAGGCAGCGACTCTAAAAGAAATCAAAGACTACTATACAAAGATTTATCCTAAGGCTGATAGTGAAAGCATTGGCGAGGTATCTAAAGCGTATGTAACAGAACAGAAACGTAAAATGCATCTAGGTCAAATCTATCCTCACATGAAGGTAGCTGACTTAGAAGTACTAAATCAGATTGTGTCAGATGAAGATATCGAACAGTACGAAAGAGATAGAGGAAACTTCTAAACCCAAGTATGGGTGTGAGTTTTGCGGTCGCAGTTTTTTGCGTGAGTCAACAGTACTCAAGCACATCTGCGAATATAAACATCGTTGGCTAGAGAAAGATCGCCAAAGCAATAGATTAGGCTTCCAAGCTTGGTTACAATTCTATAAAAAGAATAGTGCAAGTAAGAAGCAAAAGACCTACGAAGAATTTATCAAGAGTGCATATTACACTGCGTTTGTTAAGTTTGGTAATTACTGTGTCGAAGTCAATGCATTGAATGTAAGTAGATATGCTGATTGGTTAGTAAAGAATCAAATCAAGATTGATACATGGACATCCGATACAAACTACAACAAGTATTTGATTGAATATTTGCGTATAGAAGATCCACTGGATGCAATTCATCGTAGTGTTGAAACTACAATTGAGATGGCACAAATTGAAACAATTCAAAGTAGAGACTATTTGCGGTTTGGCAACAGAAACAAAATCTGTTATTCAATCACTACTGGCAAGATTAGCCCTTGGATGTTGTTTCAGTCTAAGAGTGGTATTGAGTTCATGGATCAACTTGATCCTACACAAGTAAAAATGATTATCGACTACATTGACCCTGAGAAGTGGGCACTAAAGTTTCACAGAGAACCAGAGAATGTCAGAACAGTTAAAGAGATTCTCACAGCCGGTGGGTACTAAAGTGCGTATACCTTGGAAGATGGGTGATACGGTTACCGATTGGAATGAAACCTGTGCACAGGCAATAGAAATGTTTGGATTGCCGGGAGATAAATTTACTACTCAACTAACAGAGGATCATCTGGATTTCATTTTCAAAGATGAAAAAGATGCTATAATGTTTGAATTAACATGCGGATGATCTATGATTAAATTTATTCCAGTACCAATCAGTGACCATGATCCCATTCTAGGAAAAGACTTCAATCAGAAGTTTGCTTCTTTTATGAGTAGATACTATGCCCCCTTTCAACAAGATGACCTTGAAATTCAACTAGCAAAAGAAACTTGGGAATATGGAATATCTAAAAATATACACAATGCAACATGGGTTGGTGCAGGAAAAAATGTTGTTGATGTAACAACACCTATTGCTGACTTTGATGTTAAGGGTATTAGTATTCAAAATTTAAATAAGGGATTGACTACAGAGGCTAGCTTCCTACAAAACATCCAAGCAAAGAACGCTAGTTTGTTTTCCAATTTATTTGCAAGCAAAGACTATCAAGGATTGAAAACCATGTTTGTTGATCCTTACATGGCTAAGATTTCTAAAACAAACAATCTGCATCTTCTTACTGTTATACGTGAGAAAGAAACAAAAAAGGTGTACTATTGTTTATTCAAGGTAGAACCTACTACACTAACATCTACTGAGTTTGTAGACCAAATGACACCTATCGGTGACTGTTCTGTTACTGTTCCTATGATTGATCCGATGTACGGTAGGACATATCTATACAGCAACAAACGTAGACTGGAAATTAAACTGAATGCATCAGGTTTAAGTTCTTTTTTAATATATTCACATAGCTATTAACATGTTTAGAATCAAAGCTAGAATACGTAAATGGAAAGCTGAACGAAAGCTTGAAAAAAGTGGTTACCACACCTGGTCACGTTATCGACACAACAGGGATCCTGACGTAGCGAGGTATGCCGATGATGTAGGTAGTTTCTATGAGAGGTATCCCTACGTATGTTCCTTTAAGGATTACAGTCATTACGCATTCCAATGTATTTGTGACAATGGACCGTTTGGTGATATCTATGGATACGATGAAATGCGAGTGTGGTGTGAAGATAAGATTCGATGGAACTATCGCTTAGACATTCATAGAGTCTGGGAAGATGATTACGGTAAAGCAAAATTCGATGATGTTGGTGGTCGAGATATAATCTACTTTGCCTTCAAGAACGAAAAAGACTTAACATATTTCTTGTTAAGATGGTCATGAAACAGAATGAGTATAGACATTTAGGTCATGAAGTTCTCATTCATAAAGACAATCATGTACCAGCCGGACAATGGTGCGAAGAACAACTCGGAAAACGTTGGGAAGCTATTGGCTATAGGTCTGGACGGTGGTGTATGTTCTGGGCAGGTAGAAATAATTTTGACAAGTATAGATTCTGTTTTGCCACTGAACATGATATGATGTGGTTTAAGCTGAGGTGGTCATGAAGATAGTAGTAAATGTTGATAACTCAACTGAAGTATGGGCACTGCTTGAAAAACTAAAAGAAAAAAATTTGTACGTGAACAAGGACTTTACTTTTAGGTACATTCCACCTCAGTGTGATGAAGGTTGGGAAAAAATCCAACGAAAATGTGTAATATTTGATTTTGTTGACGGAAAGAATGCCACATGGTTCTCTCTGATAATATGAAATCATCCCTTTATGATTGGGTAAGAGGATGGGAAGATGACCATCCATTTTGGCATACGCATGTTATAAATGCTCAAACTGAATCAGATTTAGATAAACTACACAAAGAAGTAGTATTATGGTTGTATAAAAATATTAATAATCCAGAAAGACATTGCCGTTGGATTAGACTTGACACGAAAGTTAGTGTAAAATTCAGACATGAAAAAGATTACCTTTGGTTTACGTTGAGTTTTTAATATGGTAACAATATATCTACGTGACTTTACAAATGAACATGAAGCTTGGATCGCAAAAAATATAGGTCCAAGAATGCATTGGATACACAATAGCAGAGGTGGGCAAGGTTGGATAGCAAAGAGAGATTTTCGACCCGGAATAGGAAGTGCTTGGGCTCTTACATTTGAAGATGATAGACAAGCAACTTTTTTTGGACTGATGTTTTCGGAAGTATTAGCATGACTAAAAATGTAGAAAAAGATACAATAGACAACCTGAGCAGGATTATGGCAGAAGAAATTGATTGGGAACTTATGGTAGATATGATGATAGCAGTGGGCTGGATTAAAGTATCTATACCTAATTCATGGTCAGATATGACATCATCGTTCTCACGTGAAATTAAAGAATGGTGTAGGGATAATGTCAAAGGTCACTATAATAATAGAGGTCGAATGTGGGTGTTTGAAAAGGCAGAAGATGCTGAATGGTTTATGTTGAGGTGGCTATGAGTTTTAAAGTAAAAAAGTTTAATGTACAAGGTGTTACCTATATGGTAGACTGGCCACAAACATCAGAAATGAATAAACATATTAAGAAAACAGACTTGTTTGAGATTATGTTTAGAACCGTTCGCAGTGACCATGCTGGTCTTGCAATCAAACTCAATAACAATGAATATGATATAATGTGGGTCAACAGTGATGTGTGGTTTAATAAAAAGAACTATACAGAATATGTGCGAGACATGTATGAGATTGTTGGGTTAGCGTTTAAAAATGAAACAGAAGCAAACTGTTGTGCTGAAATCATGAACAAGAATCTAATGTGGAGAATACTAGATGGCAATTACACCGTTTGATACATTATCACCCTACATAGAAATTGTTGAATATGAGTGTGTAAACACATGTGACTCCGGTAAAGTTATTTTTCGTTGTAAAGATAATCCATTGGAAGTCATTAAGTGGTGTCGCAAAAACTTTGGCAACAGAGGTGATGGTTGGGACTTTTCAGGGTCTGCTAAGACTGTAGATATTACGATATGGTCTAGTAAACTGATAACTATGTATGAATTATGGCAGAACTAATATGAATGAATTGATTGATGGCAAGGGTTACGTTGTAGCTGAACGCTACATACCAGAGAAACTAATAGATGCAGTACATAACAAACTGCACACATTATATCCAGTGAGAGCTAGTAGTACTAATAAGCAATACGCAGAGGGTGAGAAGATAAAAGACTTGCCTGACATTAACGTTTGGTGGAGTCAGATGGTAATGGACTGGCCCGAAGTTATAGAGATAGAATCTATGGTCAACGAACTAGTGAAGCCATATCTACCTACATTAGAATGGTATGCTAGTGATATTGTAGTAATTGAGGGTAACAGCACATGGATTAATCCGCACGTAGACACCCCGCATCGATTTAAGAAATACAACTACGATAAGCGACTGTTAGGCGTACAATCAATTGTTTCATTATTTGACTTAGACAAGACTAGAGGAGTTACTGGAGTAGTTCCTGGAAGTCAAAAACAAGATCACAATATAAACTTATGTTATCAGGGCTTCTACAATTCTCACTTCAATAAAAATTGTGTGCAACCTAACTTACCCAAAGGAAGTGTTTTATTATATAATTGTAGAGTATTGCATAGCAGTATGCCCAATACACAGGATACACTTCGCCAGGCTCTATTGATTAATTACCTAGATAGTAGTATAATCAGTGATATCCGATCTACGGATAACATATGGAATAATGATAATGGCAAATGATGTAATGATCGACCTTGAGACACTGAATACAGCACCTGATTGTGTTGTATTGTCTATTGGTGCGGTAAGGTTCGATCCTAGGGGCAATGGCGTAGTAGAACGATTAGAACTCAAGCCTACAATAGAAGATCAAACAGAAATATATAATAGGAGTATCAATGACGATACAATCAGATGGTGGGGACAACAAAATCCAGCGGCTCTTGAAGAAGCATTTAGTGAAGATGGACGTATCCCTTTTGCTGAGTGTATGGAGACCCTTTATAAGTTTTGTTGGAATCGCCGTGCTGTCTGGAGTAATGGCGCTCCATTTGACCTTGTCGTCATGGAGCATGCCTGGAGACAAGTTAGTGACAAGCCAAATCCCATCCCTTGGCCCTTCTACACAATGCGAGATACTCGAACATTGTACGAAATCGCAGGAGTAAGTCTTAAAGACGGTGGACATTCTACAAGTCATAAAGCGGTAGAAGATGCTGAACGACAATCTATTGTCGTGCAAAAGGCATATATGAAATTAATGAAAGCAGGGTTAGCTATAAAATGAAAACATACGGTGACGAATTACCAGGCGTACGCATAGTACATAGAGCACAGCACGTTGATAACAGAGGTTATTTCAGCGAGACTTGGAAGATGACTGATGATGGTATGCGTGGTACATATCGTCAGTTGAACACAGCAGTATCAACACAATATGTTGTCAGGGGTATGCATAGACAAGATCAGTATAAGCTGGTCATGCCTGCATATGGTAGAATATTTGATGTAGCAGTAGAACCAAAGACTGGTAAGTGGTTTGGTGTTGAACTAGATAGCACATTAGGCTTGTTGATTCCACCTCAATATGCACATGGATACATGGCATTGACAGACAATGCAATTGTACAATATATTGTAGACATGCCTTATAACAAAGAGATTGAAGAAAACTTCAAATGGAATGGATATACCATACAATGGCCTAATGCCATTGAGCCAATACTTTCGGAGAAAGACAAATGAAGATAGGATTTAACTGTAGCAGTTTTGACTTGCTACATGCAGGGCATGTAACCATGCTAAAGATGGAAAAGCAATTGTGTGACTACTTAATTGTTGCGTTACAAATTGACCCTACGATTGACAGACCCGGCGTAAAGAACAAACCTATTCAAAGTGCATATGAACGTTATGTGCAATTGCAGGCTTGCAAGTATGTAGATGAAATTCTTATCTACGAAACTGAATATGACCTGCTTCAACTGCTAATGACACAGAAGATTGACATTCGATTCCTAAGCGATGAATACTTGAATAGAGACTTCACTGGTAAACAATGGTGTATGAACAATGGAGTTGAATTGTATTATCATAAGCGCAATCATGATTATAGTTCAAGTGAACTCAGAGCCAGAACTGCTAGACTTGAACGACTAAAGGGTGTAGAATCAATTGATGAGGAACCCCCACAGTACTCACCTGATCTAGTAAAGAAGCATTCATGAAATTCAACAGTGACATTGACATTGACTTTGGAGATAGAGATAAGATTCTATCTCTGATTGACCACATTCCTGCGGCAATGCGTAAGATTAATCCCATGCGTAAACATGCCACTGGTGTTCATGTCACTGATGTTCCCTATGATCCTGTCAATGATATGGCAAGTATTGACTACAGTGAAGCAGAAAAGCGCGGATACTTGAAACTAGACTTGTTGAATGTACACATATACAATCAAATTCGTGATGAACGTCATTTGATTGAACTTATGCGAGAACCCAATTGGGATCATCTAAAGAACAAAGATTTTGTTGAGAAGTTGATTCACTTGAATAATCAATATAGCACATTAAGAAGTATGCCAGAATCAGTGAATAGTATTCCTAGACTTGCTATGTTTTTAGCTATCATTCGTCCGGGAAAGA